GTGTCTTGCTTTTACATTGTATGTTTTTCCTACTACAACATTGGGAATAGATGCCTTTGTTACACCCTTGCCTGTCGTAAAGTCAGCAGTGTAGTTAGAATCAGAGTTTATCTTATATGCTATTTCTGTTAGCACCACCTTATCACTAGCGTTGTTAGTCCAAGATACGAGTATGTCAACCTTACTCGTAGTTCCGTCTACTGCATTTTGTTGGGCAAGAGAAAGATTACTTGGTGCAGTTACACTATAATCACCAGTTCCTACATCACTTCCTTCAGATTGTCCTGTTGTGTAATCATTAGTTGCAAAGTCAAATACACTTGACGCTACTTCTTTAAGTTCCAATCTAGTAGCCATAATTGGAACATCACCATCAGTCATAACTTCCATATTAGTAGAAATAACTTCAAACACTTTTTGTGAATAATCTAATCTTGTATTTGTTACATAAACCCAATCATTAGGTTGTAATCGCATAAATTTAAGACTTGCTAGAAGACTAATAGATGTAGTTTGTCTTTGACTTTTTAAGGCAATTCTTCCTAATCTTTGAGCCATAGTATCGGTTACTGTAAATGGCAATTGTGTTTCCATCTGTTTCTTATAATTAGCTGTTGATTCTCCACTTGGTGTATCAGCATTTAAAAATGTTGTATCTTGATAAACCTGTGCATCTGCTGCTACATAGTTTTGAGTAGAGTCTACATATATAGGTTTTACAGCATTAAATAAATTACCTGAGTTAGGATTTGTTTGTACTTGAACTGCATCTAATAAATCATCATCTGTAACTGTTAAAGAAGGTGTTTGTGTAGCACCTGCAAATATATTAAATTTACCATTTACATAAGCTATTTTTCCTGCCATTGCACTTAAAAGACTTTCTATAACACCATTGCCATTAGCACTAAAATTAGTAAATCCATTTGCTGTATATCTTTTTTCTGTAGTTGAACCATCTGCAAGAGTTACATTTTGCTCACAAGTATTAGCTGCACTTGCAAAACCACCAGCATTAGTTGTGTCATTTATTTCGTCACTAACTGCCCTTATTCCATACTCTGTATTTGTTAAATAATCTCTAATATGTAATGCAGGATTATTTGTAAAGACTATATTGTTTGTTCTTGGGTCAAAACATTTTTTACCTTTAACTAAAAATGATGTTGCAGGTATGCCGCCACCAAATGCTTCAGCATCAAACACCATTTGCATATATACATAAGCTACACCTAAGAATTTATCAGTAGTTCCCATAGAACCTAGTTGTGCGTTCATAAAACCATCAACAGCAGTTTGACTTCCGTCTTGTACTATATATCTAATTAATCTACCACTACCAAAGTTATTATCGTTATCTGTATTTGTGTAATCTGAATTAGTAACTGTATAAACAGTTGAACCACTTATAGTGCTGGTAGTTGTTGTAAGGTCATTATCGTTAAGTCTTATGTTTGTAAGTTCTTCTATTTCATGTCCAGCTATAGCAACGACCATGTGTAATAAATAATTATCTGTACCTGATGTTTCCATGTGAACAATAGTTCCACCAACTCTTGCTTGACCATAAATAAGTTGTCTCGGTGCTATTGCTTCTCTTGTTGCAAACTTTGTACCAAAATTATCTACACTTGCATCTAAGCCTTTAGATGTCATTTTTCCTATGACACCACCTAAAAGAGTTGTTGAAAAAGTAAGCACTGCTGCTGAAGCAGCAACACTAAGATTACCTATTATTATGCCAGTACCAATACTAAATGTTGTATATGTTACAAATACAACTAATGCTGCAATAACTGCTGCTTTAATTTGCTTAGCCATCTATACGCCACACTCCAAGCACATCAACATTTGTTTTTACACCTATACAATCATCTGTTGGCGTAAGAATATACATACCATCACACACACCAACTAATTGTGATTCTTCTTTATATACAACTAAATCGCCTTTACTCATAAAAGCTGGATTAATTTGATTTACTTTTTTTGACATACAAGCTTTCTTTATACTGTTTAATAAATCACCACCATATTTGGCTATAGATTTCATTGCAGTTTTTTCATCTTTCCATTTTAAAGATTTAGGTATTAAATCTTCTTCTGTTATTTCTTTTATTAAAGCATTAGAAAACTTACAACAATCCCATGTACCCCAAGCAAAAGGTTTGTTTTTATGTTTATCAATAAATTGATTAAATTTAACTTCCCAGTCTATAACTTTTTTCATTATTTTCTAACACTATTTTTTGCTACGCTATCAGTTCCACGACCAGTGCCGCCACCGCCACTACCACCACCAACAGTATCAGATTGTTTACCCCATACTATTTCTTTATCTTGTAATGATGCAACTCTATTAAATCCTGTATCACCTGAATGTAAAAAGTTTTGTGATTCTTTTGTGTATCTAAAGTTAGAAGGTCTATCTAAATCTATTAATCTATTTTCTGCATTAATACTTATATTAGAGCCATTAGGTGTATCAGTAACGGAAAGAGTTGTCATTCTGCCTTTAAACAAAACTAAAGTACCAGCTACTTCGTTAGTACCACCCATTAAATAACCAAGAAACAAAGTAATAAATCTATTTTGATAATTTTCTGTAAGTGCTAAATTTAAAACTGTAGTGTCCATACCTGATATACCTACAGATAAACCTGCTGATTTTAGATCAGTGCTTTCTTCTACATTTCCAATTGATAGTAACTCACCAGCACCAGTATAAGATTCACTACTTATGGTTAAATCATCAATACCATTCCACAATCTGACTGTTCCTGAATCAAACTCAGCTTTTATGGCAAGAAACATAGCTTGTTCATCTGCACCTAAACGATTGACAATAGAACTATCTAATCCTTGTCTTGTAGCCATTTAAATTACCTCAGTACATGAAAAGCTTATACCATAGTTTGATATTCTATCTGCAGACCAACTGACCTCATTGGAAGTTAATCTAAAGTTACCTTTTGGACTTGTAAATACAACATAATGACCACTTGCTAAATCAGACCTAAGTTTGGGTTCTGTTTTAACTGCATAAAAATCATTACCACTATCTGTTATAGCAGTTGCATCTTCTGTAACCATAACAAGTTGTGCAGGTGTACCTGTAGAAGAAGCTGCTGATTGTATCTGTAGATAGTCTCCTTTTTTTATAGTTCCACTAGCACCACTTGCTGATGCTCGTAAACATAAACCTGTAGCACCTTTTACATTGGTTCTAACCTTACAACTAGCAGTAGAGTTTTCTGTTGTAAAACTACCATCTGTGACTACAACTGTCGCACTTGTAACTGTTGTAACTTTAAAAGTACCATTGTTTTCTTCGTTTGTAGCACCTGTCACAACAATAAAATCTCCTACCTTTGTACTACTAAATGTAGAAGCACCTGCTGTAAGTGTTCCGTTACTGTTAAATGAAAGGGTTACACTTGTATTATTAGTTCGTAATTCACTGGTTAGAAAAGATGTTGAATATGTGCCTAAGTTAGATAGTGCATCAGGATCAGTAAACTTAAATGTGTTTACAGGACCATTAAGTTCTAAAAGAAAAGATTGCCAATTTAAAGCTACATCTCTACGCATAGGTGGTAGTGATACTTCTGCATTCCAACTTACACCATCAAACTCTTGTGTTTTTGTTTTACCTGTGAAAGGCGATACAGTCGTTCCTACTGTTCTTATAAGCGAAAAGTTGCTTCTAATAAAGTTAGGTGTCGTAGGCATTGTAATTAATTTAGCCACCTTGTAATGCTCTCCTAAAATTACCACCACGCACTGCAGCTTCTGCTACTGCACCTTTTGTTACATCTGCTATCTGTGGCATCATTTTCATTACTTCTGCTCTAACTGTAGGCACAACACCAGTAGCAAAGTTTATAGATTGATTTATAACTGTAGTGCCACCACCCATAGCATTTTTGCTATTCATATTGTTCATAATAGTACCACCGCTATGAGGAATAAATATTTCAGGACCTCTTTCGCCAACTAAAGTTGGTCTGCCACCTTGTATTGTACCACCACCTGCTCTCTTAGGACCAAAGCCACTACTAGAAGATGAACCTCCTGATCCACCACCACCAGTAGAAAATGTACCAGCACCAAAAATACTATTTAATATTGGATTTATGACTTTTAATTGTAAAAATGTTGAAAGTATTTGTGCAACCATATTTTGAGCAAAGTTTTTAAAACTTTCTAAAGCACTTTCACTGTTCATTAATGCATTTACAAAGTCAGTTGCAAAGGCGTGTGATGTTTGTGTGACAATTAATCTTAATTCATCATCTAAAACTGTGGCAAGTTTATTTGATTCTGCTTCTAACTTTTCAAATGCTTTACCTAATTCTTCTGCATTCATTATAAAGTTATCTTTTAAAAAACTGCTATTTGCTTCAAATATTTCATTTAGCTGTGTTTGAGCATGGGTAAATAACTCACTATCACCTTTAGCTTCTAAAATTGATTTTTGTAATAAACCAAAAGCACGAACATTTTTACCTGCTATAAGCATTGCTTCTTTTTCTGCTGCAGTTAATTCTTTTCTTGATTTAGTTGCATTATCTAACGCTTCTGTTTGTGCTATTCTTTCTTCAGTCAAATTTGCAACAATTTTTGCAGTTTCATCTTCAGTGACACCAAATTGTTTTAAAATACTAAAAGCAATTTTTAATTTTCCAGTAAATGTTGTACCGCCGCTTCCAGCTTCTGCAAAACCTAAAATTAACTTTTCTTGTATGTCATTTACACCATCACTAGTAATACCATACTTTGCTAAAGCAGCATCAATTTTTGAAATATTTTTAGTTGCGGTATCAGCTCTTGCTTTTTGCATCTGTTCAAAATTCATATCCCCTGTCAATGTAGGTGCTTCTAAATTTATACCTAATCCTTCTCCACGCATAGCTGCCAAAGATACTGCTACTGCATTAGCTGCATTAGCTGCTTGATTCACAAACAGTTTAAAAAAGTCTCCAACTCCGCCTTCAAATATTTCATTACCTAAAGATTTAAATGCTATTTCCATATTTGATATTGCAACAGAAAGGTTATCCATTTTATTAACCATTGCTCCACCAAATTGTTTTTCTAAGACATTGGTCAATGCTTCAACAATAATTTTTGCACCACCTGCTGTTTGACCAAAATCAGTGAGTTCAAGTCTTGATAAACCTAATTCATCTTTTAAGCCTTTAAATACATCAATACCTCTGTCGGCTAACATATTTAATTCTTGTAATCCTAAAGCACCTGCTTCTGCCCTCTGTACAACTCTTATAAGTGCTTCAAACGCACCTCTTTGATCTACTGCAACTGATGCTGTATCAGCAAAAACTTGCATCATTCTTGATGTAGGTTCTATACCAACTGAGCCAAGTGATATAAATGCTTTGGTTACAGTATCAATTTGAAATGGTGTGGTTTGAGCAAATCTTAATATTCTATTAAACTGTTTATCACCTGCTTCAACAGAGCCAAATACTGTATCTAAAGAATCTTTTAAATCTTCAAACTCCATACCTGCTGATGCAGAGAATTTTCCTAACTTTACTAAACCTAAAGCAACTGCACCAATTGCTGCTGGTCCAGCTAATGCCTTTAAGCTACCAGCTAAAGCACCTGAAGCACCACCCATAGCACCAAAAGCTGCACCACCTGCAGCACCAGTGGTTCTAATCTTGCCTTGTATTTTATCTAGTTCTTTTTTTAGCTGACGAGTATCAGCTTTGATTTCAATAATTAACTGATCAACTGTTTTAGCCATCAGGATATAACTCCATCATTTCTTCAAGTCTATCTTTAGTCATAGGTACTTCTTTTTCTTCAGCACCATTAAATTTTTTAAAACCTTGCAAAGCTAAATACATTTCACGAGGAGATATATTCCAAAAATCATCAGGTCTCATATTCATCATACCAACACATATCTTATAAAAGTCAGACCATTGTATTGGTTGAGTAATCACGCTTCCGCTTTTTTTTTATCTACTTCCTCTTCTGAGTCGTTGTCGGTTAATGTAGCAGCTAAGAGTTTAGCTACTTCGGTTGATGCTACTACTATTCCTACTTCTTGAATAATAGAGCCTATCTTTTTATCGTCAAAATCATTGCCACCACCTCGTAGTGCATTCTTTAAAACAACAATTAATGTGCGAACACGCACTTTAGCTTCAGCAATGGCAGTAGCTAATTCTAAAATGCCTTTATCTAGTTCGTCTTCTATTCTTACTAATGCATCTATAGTTAGTCTGCATTTATAAGTTTCTTTGCCAAGTGTTAGAGGTATTTCACCCTTCAGTGGATTCGCCATCTGACTTTTCTCCTTTATCTAAAGTTGCGTTTGCAACCTGAATTGTTTGTATATTGTCTCTGTAATCTACATTTGTAGATAAGACTTTGGTTTCTTTCCCATCAATGTTTACAGTCTCGCCAACTTTTACATTAGCAGGTAAAACAAGTTCACCTTTATATAACATTCCATCTACAAGACTTTTGTTATGTTTAACCTTAACTTGCTTCATATTACACTGCTGCAAATGTTACATAACTTGCAGATTCAAATGTGAATGAATAAGTCGCTTCACCATTGAACTCTCCTGCAAACTCCATACTTGCTATCATGAAAGAACCTGTATAAGTTCCTAAATCAGGAATCAAGAATTGAAAGCTTTTAAATGCAGGTGTTTGTGCAGATGAACCATCAGATGAGTTTTGCTGTGCTTGGAATGTAGTTCTTACAAGTGCTTCTGCTGTTGAATCAGTAAAAACTCCTGATCCACTAACTGAAATACTGTTTACCCCTGCACCAGCTAATAAAGTTCTAGTGCCAAGACTATCTTTATTAGTTATATCTACTGCTTCATCATTAAGAGTTATTGATGTTGACCTAAGACCACCGATGGTTACATAAGTAGAACCACTAGTGTTAATTTTCATTAAGACATCTTTACCTTTCTGTGCTGCCATATTTTTCTCCTATAAAATTAGTTAGTACCTAATATTATTGCTCGGAATCGCATGACTCCATGTCTAGTAACACCATCTGTGTCTCTCATTATGTCACTAAACTCAAATCTTAAATTAATAAGATTAAATCCAGTAACGCTTAGATTACTATCATGCAATAAATCGTGTACCTTGTCCATTATTTCCTTAGTTTCTTTACTTCCTTTATATTGTGACCAAATGTGTATGTTGATCGTGTATTCACCACCATTTAAGTCTACAGTACTGTAATCTATGGCAGTCTCTTCACCTAAAGTGATAAAAGGGTAGGTATTACCCTCAATAACTTCGTCATAAACACCACAAGAAAGTGTTGATGTAATAGCACTTACATTTAATGCTGAATACACAGTACTTTGTAATTGAAACTGTCCGATACTCATTTTAGTACACCTTTTTTAAACATAGCGTGTATTTTTCTGCGATTTTTTTCTAATGCAGGTTGCATAAAAGGTCTTTCAGTCATTTGTGTTGTACCAAACTCTAAATGTGCAGAATAAGGTGCTGCTGATATTACTTGACCTATTACACTGCCATCTGCTTTTTTATCAACTTTCATAGATATTTGACTTACTAAAAATCCTGTATCACTAGCTGGTGGTTGATTTGGTGCAGATGCTCTATGACTTCTTCTTGGCTCATACTTTTGATATAAAGTACCTGTACCACCTTTAGTTATGCTTTCTTTTGCTGTGTTTTGTACCATAA